AGTGGATCCACTGCATTGGGCAATAAAGTTTTTCTCTGTGGATCAATCGAGTAATTAAAATAACTCGATAGCACATAAGGCTTTTGCAATTCGATGTCAGATTCTTTATAAGGAATGAAAGCTTTGCTATCTTTCTGCTGAGATAGTCTTCTATGGCTAAGATAACTTTGCGCTGCCACATCTAATCTTGAGGTCCGAGAAACACCAGCCTGATCCAAGCAATAAAACAAAGGCTCTGATACATCCATGAAAGCATGCGGAATTAATCCAGCATTCTTGGCTCGAATAGCGTAATCCAAATGCTCATCACCATAAAGCGCATACTGGTCATCGTAACCTCCTATTTTATCCACTACACTTTTATTGATATACACCATGCAGCCGCAAGGATTGGAATACCATTTATGCGCACCGTATGTTTTTAATAACCGGTTACCATTTTGAATTCTTTTTGCCACAACCGAAAACGTGTATGACAGCAATGGCTGATGACTTTCGACATAGGCTTTACACCAATCCGGCGAAGTAGGATAGCAATCATCATCTGCCAAGAATAGTTGATCGCAGCCTTTGTCAATCAGCAGCTCGATACATTTGTTTTTTGCTTTGGCAATTCCAACATTGACATCGAATCGATGGTCCGCATTTGGGTATGGGTCAGTGCTTGCATCATCTACAACTATAATTATGGCTCCATTAGGAAGCAATGCTTTCCACTTGGCAACTGTATCAAGCGCGGTATCTCTGCGATTGTGGGTTGTTATTGCTACGCCTATCATGTGTATAAATAAAACTCAAAGTTAAAGTATTTCAGGCATTGAAAACTTTCTTACCTTTGAATCATGAGACACCTTATTCTAAGTAGTGGCCGTATCATTGAAGCCTCTGATATGGTGGCCGAGCACCTTCTTAAAAAGAAAGGAGCAAGGGAATTGACATTGCAACCAATTAACACCCCTGAAATATATGCCGATCAAACCGGAGGAAGCACTGGAGATAGTGAACTTCCTAAACCTAAACGAAGCCGAAAACCTGGAGGAAGCAAAGGAGAAGTTCCAGGAGAACTGGGTCAACTCAAAGGAGCTAAACGAAAAGCTCGGAAAGATTAACGGCACAATTGCACATGTTGCCAAGCGTGCTTTCGAACCTTTCGGAGTTACCCTCACTGAGGAAGATTTCAAAGACAAGAAGGCGCAAGATGTTCTACGCATGGCCTCAGATCGAGCTCGCGAGGCTTATGAAAAGCAGCAAGATGAATGGCAGCAACGTGCTGACAAGTCCGGCTCAGAGGAACTTGTAAAAGAGTGGGAGAAGAAATACAAGACACTCGAAAAGAAGGTTACCGATATTGACTCAGCAAGGCAAGATGCAATCAATCAGTTCGACCAGTTCAAGCTGAAGATGGCAGAGGAGCAAAAGCAGAGCAAGATAAACCATACATTCGAGCGCGAACTTGGAGCCATCAAGCTTGATCCTTCCGTGAATGAATTCACCATAAAAGGATTTAAGGCTACCATCAGCGAGAAGTATGCAATCGACCTCGAAGAGGACGGCAATATCTTCGTGAAAGACAAGAACAGCGGCGAGCGATTGAAGAGCAAGGAGAAGGCAGGCTCATTCCTTAACCTTTCTGATGTGCTGCTTCAGGAAGCAACTGCTGCCGGCATCATTCAAAAGAATCCATCAGCAGGGCAAAGAGTGCCGAGACCAGGTGCGCCAATGGTGCCGCAATTGGAGTCACAATCAGACAAGAAGATACGCGGCATCAACCCTCGATTCTTTTCGAAATGACAATCAAGCAAGCATACAAAGTATTGAAGCATCATGCCGATTGGAGGCAAGGGCTCAACAGCGAAATGGTGGAACCAGCACAGCTAACCAAGGCACTTGAGATCGTGCTTGCGTATTTGGAGAATAAACTAACAATGACCACGTATGCCACAGTATGAGGGTTACAATGTCACGGCATCCGATCGCGCTGGAAAGAAATACAAAGCGGTAGATGATGACGGCAATGAGATTCATTTTGGTGCTTCGGGCTATCGGATTAAGCCCGGCACGGATGCAGGGAATTCTTACTGCGCTCGTAGTGCTGGCATCCCTTCTGAGAAAGGCTCGGCGAATTGGTGGGCTCGGCAGCTTTGGAGCTGCGAAGGTAAAAGGTCAGTAAGCGATAAACCTTTTTTTGGTAAAATCGAATTGCCTTAATATATTTGTCCTGTTTCATAGTACAAAGTATACGTTAAGGAAATGACTGCAAGCGACGGCAGTCATTTTTTTTTGCTCAATTCACAGCGACTCCATATCTTTGCAATTCTATGATGATGTAGTGAGTGCCAACTTTATCGGCACAAAGTAGGCGCAACCTTCCGGCCTAATAACTGAAGGATCTTCCAAACTACATTTCAATCATGTCTATATCTCGCATTCTATCGGAGTGTCCTAATGTGCAAATGTCACTTAGCGAACTCTTTATCGAAGTTGGTCAGCGTGAGCAATTGCCTTTCTTAGAGTTTTTGCTTTCACCTGAAAACACTAAACTAATCCGCACTGAAGTTTCTCCAGGCGGTGGAAAATTAAAAACAGTTGAAGCACGTTGGATTCAGCGTTTGCCTGAAACAGAAGTAGAAGAGGGTGGCGACATCCTTACTTGTACTTCAACCAACAACTACGGTGACAGCACAACAACTTACACAGTAGATACAACTGACACTTACACTGCATCACAGCTTATCAATGCTGCTGACATCGCTCGCCATTGCCAAGAGAATTCTCGCTATGTGCTTGAGTCGGTTATGCGTTTGATGGATGTAATCGACCGCAAGGTTGCTTCTGCTGCTGCTGTTCAGGCTGTTGCTGACATCGGAAACTGGGGCACTGAAGTTGAAGGTTACTACACTGTAACTGGTGACTGCTTGCAAATTGCTACTCGCCAGACTGGCGGCCAAGCATTGAATGAGTTCGCACTTGCTGACATCCTTCAAGCAACTCGCATGGCTAACTATCCAGGTGCGCCTGTGGTATTTGGTGGTGCTGAGATGCAGCGTTATGCTAATGCTGTGCAAGCTGGTTGCTGCACCCAGTTCGGCATCGACTTGTTGGCTATCAGCCAGCAGAACGGATTCGGCTTTGCTTACGATTCTCGCGTTGCTGCTGCTCAAGGTTCTCAGTTAAAGAACTTGGTGACAACTGCCGGAGCAATCCAGTGGTTGTCTTTCAACCTTGCTGATTGGAACACTGGCATCACTCCTGTTGCTGGATCAAACTACTCTAAGACCTTGGTGTTCACACCTGCTGGAGTACCAGTTGATTTGACAATGAAGGATGACTGCGGAAACTTGTCAATTGTGTTGACTACAACTGGAAAGATTGTAACTCTTCCAACTGACATTTACGAAGCAGGCGACAAGTACGCTGGTGTTAACTATGTTAACTGTGTTCAGATTGCAAACCCGTAATAGGGTCGGTAGGTTTACTCTCGCAAGCCGATGAGGACTTATTGACCCAAGACGGATTAGATAATCTAACCACGCAATAAAGGGAGGGCTTCGTGCCCTCCTTTTTTTTATCTTTGTAAAAACTAAAGAGATGTGCATTGAATCACTACTCGGATTGAGAGGCTGCGAATCACCAGAGCCATCGACTGGACTCTATATCGATGACCTCGGAATCAACCAAACATTCTTAGGGCAACTTATCACGGACCAATACAACAATGGCGTTGAGCTGTTCGAAGATAAGCGTGCCTTTGCATGGCGCAAGATATCGTCTGATGTGCTGACTAAACTCAGCCCGATGATGAAGAGCGACACTGTGATTGAGAACAAGCGTGTTGGACAAGTTGTGTCCAATTACTCCAATGTGCAGACTGCTCTGGGTGCCGGCAACTATGGCGGCATCAGGTTGAAGATTGACCCGAACACGGTGTCATATCTGAACTTCTACCTTGCAGATATCAATCTGGCTATTGCATCTTCCAATGTGAACGTGCCGGTGTTAATCTTCGACATGACCACAGGCAAGTTGATTCAATCGCTCACTTATGCGGAGGGTGCACTCGACCAGTTCATCGGCAAGACACTCACCTCAGCAAAGCGGAAGCTTGACATTGCGATTGTGTATGAGTCAACCATGAACACTGTGAAGTTCACGCCAAAGAGAGGAACTTGCACAAGTTGTGGAGGTGGTCCAAGAGAATCGCATATCTGCCCTTTCGTTGATGCAATCGGGATTGAACTCACTACCGATGGCACGAATGTGCTAACCAGTAGCAGCTCGAGATATACCACAGGCATGAGCTTGACATATAGCATCAACTGCGACCGCCAAGGATGGATGTGCTCAATAGGTGGGCTGATGGCCTTACCGCTTGCATACGCCACCGCTGTTGAGATTTACAACTATGCACTCACAGTGAGCCCGAATCAAAGGGTGAATACAACGGTGATTGTGAATAGGGGGCAGAATAAGGCGGAGTTGATGGATGGAATCATGGCCGCACGTGACATCGCAGCTACACGCTACGGCGAAGAGCTTGGAGCGATGTTGCAGAACATGCGACTGCCTGATGACACGCATTGCTGGGATTGCAAGCGCAACATGAAGTACGTCACAGCACTTCCATAACATGCCGACACCTGCTGAAATTCAAAAGAACCTCGACATCTTGTATGAGGGATGGACATCGAAGTTCACTCCTTTGTATGTGGCGGTTCGCGAATTGAAGCGCATCATGTTCAAGAGAATCTTTGGCACTGGCTCAAGCGGAGGGACCAATACAGCAGGCGAGAAATTGCCGACCAAGCCATACAGCACAAAGCCGATTTATGTCAGCCCAAGAGCGTTGGCATCAGCACCAAGCAAGTACAAAGTGGGCAAACGTGGCGAGCCAATTGAATCGCTATACTTCCAAGGTGGATATGCGGAGCTGAAGAAAGGAACATCTCGAAAGCTTCCGCTTGAGTTGACTGGCAAATTGAAGGGTGGATTTTTGTCGGAGGAAGTAATCACAGAAGGCTTGGAAGCTGCAATTGCTTTGCCTGGATCTGAGACTGGAAAAGTCGATGGCCTTGAGGCTAAGTACGGCATCATCTTCCTGCCAACCAAGGAAGAACAAGAGGCAATGCTTGAAGAGCATGCACAGCTATTAGTTGAGCAAATCATAAACGCAATGAACAAATCATGAATCTACTTTCTACCATACTTGACAGACTCAACCGACGCATTGAAGCCGGCAATATCTTCGACAAGATATACGGCCTCAGCGAGCTTGTAGGCGAAGGCAATGACAAAGCGTGGGCCTTTTACATTGGCAATGGTCAAGCCGTTCCTGTGACCGACTTTGATGCGAAGCAGGGCACATTGTTCTGGGCCAAGCGTGGAAAGATAACAGTGGCCAAGAATGACTCTTTGAGATTGGCCGGCTGCAAGTCTATATATGAGACACGCTTCAGCATGACGGCCTATGCAATGGTGCGCAAATCGCATTTGCCTTGCGACTCTGCTGATGCGCAGGACTGGGTAGCATCGAGGGTGCTGAGGTTAATCAGCGGAACGGATCCGCAATTCAAGACTGCCATTGGTGTCATCGCTTATGAGGTTGTGCCCAATGGCTACCAGAATGAGATCCGGTACTTGCCGGTTAACTATGAGTGGGCCGCTGTGGCAATTGATGTGGATGTGAATGTCAGCACCTCAAGCGAGGACGGCTGCTATGATACATGCGCAACTGGAGACATTCCACTCCCAGACTTCGAGCCATGCACGCCATGTCTTACCGAGGTTGCTGTGGATGGCATTACAATAGTCGGAAATGGTACACCCTCAGACCCGTTGGTAGCAGTTGGTGGCGGTCCAGGTGGTAGTTTAACCGTACGCGATGAAGGTACTGTTGTGGCTTCAGGTGTTGTAAATATGAACTTTCGCGGCGGTGCTGTGAATGCGAATAGCAGCACGCCCGGCTCGGTTAATATCGATATTCAAGAAGTGCAATTGACGGAAGGCACTGGCATAGATATAACTGGTACATATCCAAACTTTACAATTGCCAATACGCTGCCCGACCAAACGGTAGTGCTTACTGAAGGTGCTGGCATTGATATAACTGGAACGTATCCAAACTTCACAATTGCTGCAACAGGCGGAACGGGAACGGTAACATCGGTTGCGGCAACAGTACCAAGCCCGACAAACCCTGCATTCAGCGTTAACGTACCTAACCCAACAACTACGCCAAGCATTGACATAACTGCCAACGGAGTAGTGAGCCAGTACGTGCGTGGCGATGGCTCTTTAGCTAACTTCCCTTTGGGCGGTGGCGGTGGCGCATCGGTTAACTATTATCTCAACGGCTCGATAAGTCAGGGCACGATTGGGGGCAATGCTTATTTTCAAATGAGCCGCACTCCAGTTCTCGGAGGTGGCACGAACTTCACACGCACAAACGCGCAGGGCAATGGCTACATCGCGCAATTTATAACCGATGCAAGCGACCCAAACCTTTTGGCAATCCCTTCAGGCAATTGGAACTTCGAGACCTACTTCAATGCTTCGAGTGGCGGTGGCAACCCGAGCTTTTACATGGAGCTTTACAAGTACGATGGTACGACCTTTACGCTCATATCTTCAGGCTCTACAAACCCCGAAGCGATTACAGGCGGCACGGTAGTCGATTTGTATGTAAGTGCGCTTGCAGTACCTTCGACTGTATTGGCTGCAACTGATAGGCTCGCAGTACGCATTTTCGTAACTACTTCGGGGCGTAACATTACCCTGCATACTGAGGACAACAACCTCTGCCAAGTAATCACAACTTTCACCACAGGGCTAAACGCATTAAACGGCTTGACCGCGCAAGTGCAAAACTTTGCAACGGGTACAAGTGGCACTGATTTCGGCATCAGCTCGGCAAGCAGCACGCATACTTTCAATCTCCCAACTGCAAGCGCAAGCAATCGAGGTGCATTAAGCACAGCCGATTGGAGTACATTCAACGGCAAGTTCAACACGCCAAGCGGCACGACAGCGCAATATGTTAGAGGCGATGGAACGCTTGCGACCTTTCCAACAGTGCCGCTGATTTACAAAGACCTAAACAACCAAACGGCGGTAACAGGAAATACCAACAATAACAAAGTTGTGAGCGTACTGATTCCTGCCAACACGATAACAGTTGGAAACATTATCGAGATTAAGGCAAGAGCAGGCAAGACGGGAGGGGCTGGTATTGCAACGCTCAGAGTTTATGCCAACACAGCCGATTCAATTGTAAGCCCTGCACCTACTCTATTAACTACAACGGGTCTTTCTTCAATTGGCACAAACTATATCGGTATTGACAGAACTGCAATAGTAAAGAGCGCAACCAATACGCAAACAGCACAAGCCAACGCATCAATTCCAACTGATGCGGCGGTGGGTACTGCATCATTAACCAATTCAAACATCAACTGGACTGTAAATCAGTATTTAATTTTTGCAATTCAGAATGGTGCAGCAGGAGATTCCACAACTTTTTCATACTATCAAATTGAAATAAAATGACAAACGTAAACATCACATCCACAAATATCGAGTTCACCTCAACGGGCTTGCCGTGGCTTAATCTAATCGAGCCAAAATGGGAGGCTGTGGATGAAACATCCTTTCACGTAATAACCGAGCAGGGCGTGTACTGCATCACAGTAATAGAACACAAACTAAATGCACAAAAGTTTAAGAGTTCGGAAGATGCTTTAACGTATCTGAATAATTTGTAAATTTACCCAACTAAAAACTACCCTTATGGCAGGCGTTAAAGTAACCGATTTAACCACGTTAGGAACGGCAGACCCAACGGATATCATGTACATCGTGGATACAACTGCGAACCAATCGAAGCAGATTGAAGTGCAAAACATCTATGACGGTTTGCCGCAGTTTGAAAGTGGTAACTACACGCCAACAATAAGCGGAGCGAATGATTGCACTCCTACGGTATTACGTGCGCTTTACAGCCGTGTAGATAATATCGTAACGATGAGTATTTACTTTGATGTTGATTTAGACGCAGGGGTCGCAAATGGCAGCTTCAATATTAGCCCACCAGTTGGTTCGACTTTCACAAACGCTCGCGATGCCTTTGGTGTTATAACGCCAATTACAAACCCTTTTTCTGAATTAATTAGTACATTTGTTAGTGCCGATACTGGCTCGAATCAAATTAGTATAGGGGTTGAGGTTTCGGTGCCAGATGCTGCAATAACCGTAGTCGCCAACATCCAATACATCATTCTCTAAATGCGCAGCACCTCGCTTCTCGGTCTGAATCTGATTAAGAAGTACGAGGGCTTGCGGCTTAGTTCCTATCTTTGCCCTGCTGGAGTGCCGACAATTGGATATGGCAGCACTCGCTACCCGAACGGCAAGAAGATTCTGCTCGGCGAAAAGCTCGCAAGTGAAAAGGAGGCAACGCAATTGCTACTCGCTACACTTGAGCCATTTGAAGCGGCGGTAAATAAGCACCTTCCGAATTTGAATCAATGCCAGTTCGATGCGTTGGTAGCATTCAGTTACAACGTTGGCACGGGTGCGCTGATAAAATCCACATTGCTAAAGAAAGCCAAAGTAAACGCAGCCGACCCTTCAATATTGGATGAGTTCCTGAAGTGGAACAAGGCAGGCGGCAAAGTGCTTACAGGGCTAACCAATCGCAGGCGCGAAGAAGCGAATTTGTATTTTTCACTTTGTAATAAATAAGCCTTATTTGCCCCAACGTTCGGGATGCTTTCGCGTAATTTAACCTATGCGAAAACGTGCTACCAAACCGAGGCGAATAATCGACATAATCGTAAAGCATTGGCGTAGCACAATCGGAAGCCTTATGATATTAGTTTCAATCTTTCTACTAATCTTTAAAGTTATTTCAACCGAAACACTTGCGGCAATTGTAGCAACCCTAATTGCCGCAGGATACATACCAAAAGCTAAAGACGATGCAGCAAGTTCGTAGAGATACAATAAAGACCGTGCGCCATAGTAAGGTAAATGTCGACACTATGAGCTGGGAGGCGGCTAATGCAGACACAAGCTTTGCGCAAGCTAACCGCGAAAGCTTTGAGGCTGTAATGGCACAGCCGCGAAAGGAGAAAGTGCTTACTGCATTCGACACAATTCAGCCATGCGATGTATCTTTGTTAGCGGCTCCCACGTACTACACCGTCAAACCTCAGCCTGTAAGAAACACCAAAGATTTGGAGATGCCTATGAACTACGATATACTGTTAAACGGCATTGTGTTCAGCTTCACTCTGTGGATGTCGGCAAAGTACCTTATGACATGCGGTGCTGCATGGTCAAATCTTTTGCAGGACTTACGTAAAGAATTAGCCTAAAAGTTCAATCCTTGCCTTATCTTTGCGATATGGCAAGCCTGCACATCCTTGAGTCGAGCATCGACCTCTTCTATGTGATCACCGACAAGGATGGCAATATCGTCACCTCCAATGATTTGTTCAAGGAGTACAGCAGCCACATTAAGCCCGGCAACATATTGGACATTGCGGCCAACGATTCCGATCGGGATGAGTTGCTAAGTGCAATCAGGAAGTCGCAGAAGAAAGCACCGGACCCGATTCGCACCTATGCCAAGACAAAGCAGAAGATGGCCTCTGAGCGTTACAATATGTGGAATATTTATTCCATTGTTGACATGCTGCACTTCATCGGTATTCAACTTGTCGATGTTACTTCCATAAGCAACCATGAGCATGAACGCCAGAAGATTCTTCTGGAAGAGTTCCGCTTCATGCTATCTCACGAACTTCGCCAGCCATTGACTTCAATCGGAGGCTTGGTGAAGATGATGATTGAGCACGAAAGCGCAACGGATCAGGAGCGCAATGATGTGATGAAGATGCTTGCAAATAGCGTTGATAAGCTTGATGATGTCATCAGGTTATTAGTTAAGAAAGCAACCAGGCAAATATGACCAACCTACCGGCGACCGATTGCGAATGTGATGAGAGACTTGTGAAGGTGCTGGCTGTTTATATTGCAGAAAAAGCTATGCCGCTGAAGGTGGCGGCTGATATCTTGCTCAATGAATTGCGCAACAAGGATGAGTACATCAAACGACTTAACGAACTAATACAATGCACCAGAGCAACATCAGCACACTGAGCCTATTGGCAATCTGCTTGTTTATTCTGCTTCTGCTATTGCGCACATGCGGTGCATTGAGTGAATCGGAAAGCAATGCCATGTATCTTGATTCCCTGAATTCGGAGTACACTGTGCGCATCGCGAAGGATAGCGCGAAGATATATTCGCAAGCCGTCAAGCTCGCGGAGTCAGGCACGAAGCTGCGAGCCTTGCAGCTGCGAGAGCCTGAAGTGGTGGTGAGGTATCAGACGCGGACCAAGATTAAGACCGAGCTGCAACTTGGCGAGACAGTCTACATCGACAGCTTTCCGCACTTGCGCCTGCCGAGGTCATTCAGCCGAGAGGGGAAGTTCCTTCAGATAGGTGGCTCAATAAACCGCTTAGGAAGGCTTCAAATCGATTCTATTATCATTCCGGTAAGTTATACCGTTGCAATTGGAGATACGCTGCGTAAGGGCTTGTTTTCGCGTAAGCGTGACAAGGTGGTTCGCCTTGGCATAGACAATCCATATGTAAGCATTACAGGAATGCACAACGTGATTGTAGCAGACAAGCCGAAAAAGTGGTATCAGACTCAAGTTGCAGGGGCGGTATTCGGTGGGCTTGTCGGCTTTGCGATTTGTCGCGCAAAATAATTGCGTTGATTATTAAGCACTTGCGATTTTTTACGCTGGTGGTTTGCTGTTTTCTTTGTTTAGGTATTGTGAAATCAAAATAAGGTTGTACATTTGTCAAACAAAACAATCACAGCCATGACAACAGCAGCCTTCACAGAAATCGCAACTCAGAGCATCAGCAAGCTATCGACTTCTGATTTAATGACTGAAATCACAAAATTAAATGCAGATAATTCAACCGCAGCAACTATGGTTTGGAGTATCGCAATGGACATTTTAATGGATAGAATTTCAGAAAACGACTTTATAACTTTTTGCAATACACTTTCCTAACCTTAACGGGGGCCCTAACCGCCCCCTTTTTTCCTTAAACTTTTACACCTTTATACACATGCACACACCAGAACTCTCAACAGCAACGACCTTCAAAAATTGGAAGGGCACAGAATTTTTCCACTACAATCACTTAACCGGCACAATGGTCATGGTTGTAAATGACGGATGCATCAAAGGGCTTTACACCCGATGCGATAGCCAAGCCGCTAACCTCGCACGCCAATACCATCGCAGCATGGAGCACGGCGTTGCACCTGAGAAACGCCTTTGGGATCCTTGCAAGATGGATGAATTCCACAACAACTTTGCACTCGTTACCGAGTATCTTCACGAACAATCAACTCAAGCACTTTTAACCTCAATTTAATCTTTAAACCATGAAAGCACCAGTAAACTCTGGCAATGGCTCAAGCCGCCAAATCGCTCCCGAAGGAGCACACGTAGCAAGATGCTACCAAATCATTGACAAGGGAACCACCTTCGACGAGAAGTGGGGAAACAAGAAACGCAAAGTTCAATTCTTATTTGAACTGCCAATGGAAACCGCAGTCTTCAGCGATGAAAAAGGAGAACAGCCGTTCTATGTTAAGACAGTATTCAACCTCAGCATGGGCGAAAAGGCATCACTTCGCAAGTTCGTTGAATCATGGATTGGCAAAAAGATGACCGATGCGCAAGCTGGAGACTTCGACATCATCAAGCTACTCGGCCACTCTTGCATGGTAAACATCGCACACAATGGCAAAGACGACCGCACCTATGCAAACATCATGAGCATCTCGCCGCTTCCAAAAGGGATGGCGTGCCCTCCAGCAATCAACGAACTTCTAAGCTATGACAGCACAGAGCACGATGATGCAGTATTCAACAAGCTGCCGGACTTCCTGAAGGATGACATCCGCAAAAGCGATGAGTGGATTGCTCGGACTACTGCCAAGCCTGCCGCTGTGCCTGCCCCAAAATGGGAAAGCACAACTGTAACTGATGAGCCGGATCTTGACAGCCTATTCGCTAACGACTCAGACGGCCTACCATTCTAAAAACAACAAAGGCCGAGGACACACAACACCTCGGCCTTACTCACATATCAAAACACATGAACAGCATCGCAAAGATAACAATTCCAATTGAGAAATTGTATCAGACAATAAATTCAGCTGAGGTATTGTCAGCCCAGCAAATAATCGAACGCAACAGCTATGAAGGCGTAGCGTATCCAATCGACAACGTAATGCACTACGCCGCTGCATCCAATGCCATAGCGGAAGTGAACAAGGCCATTAAGGCCATTCAAGATGCGCGCAAGATGGTCACCGGCCCTCTTGATGCCTACAAGAAAGAACTCATGCGCATCGAGTCCGATGCAACAATGCCGCTGCAAAGCTTCATCGCATCGACAAAAACGGCAATGCTGGAATATAACGCAGCTTGCGAGAAGCAATTCGCAGCCGAGCAAGAGAAGGCCACTACACTTGAGAGCCTTGTGGATAACACCGCTGAGGTGAGCATCCAGCACAGCCACATCAAAGGCATTCGCACCATCCGCCGCACTCGCATCAATGGCGAAGTAGACTGGATGAAGGTGCTGAGTGTCCTGTTCGGCTCTGGCATGTACAAGCCCGAAGACCTCACGCAGAACCTACTTAAGGCAATGGAGAAGTGCGGCGTGGATTCCATCGCAGGCATCGAGATTTATGAAGAGAAAATCCAAACAATAACACGATGAAGCATAACCCTACCAAGCAGGTGCGCGAAATACTTGAGCGCGTGCCTGCAACACGCAAGAGCGATGCAAGGCTAATCGCTTACGTCTGGGCCGACACAATCGGCTATGACAAACTCAATGCAACAACTGCAAAGGAGGTACTCGACATGATGAGCGAGGGCAAGCTTCCAGCTGCCGAAAGCATCCGCAGAGCACGCCAAAGAGCACAACGGTCTAACCCAAATTTGAAGTAATGACACGCGAAGACTACATAAAATACCCAGCGGTAAGCGCAAGCAGGATCAAACGATTCTACACGGGAGACATCAGCTATGCAAAGGCATCGCTTAACTATGGCAAGGACTTTCACTATTCGCTCCTCGAATGCGACTACTCAGAGATGGGCGATGCAGTCCGAAACACCTATGATGCAATTCACCAGGTGGAACTACTTGGTGAGCTATTCGACAAATCAGAGAAGGAGCGCATAGTGGTGAGTGAGCTCACAGTTGGAGATAAGACCGTACTCGCCAAAGGTGCGATGGATATCTGCTGGGATGAGATGAAGATAATCGCTGATGTGAAGACCACAACGGCAAAGAACTTGAAAGCCTTCGCTGATGACATGATAAAGCACTTCAACCATGTGCAGGCTGTGTGGTACTGCATGCTGATGGGCTGGGATCCGAAAGACTTCTACTACATCGGAGTGCCTCCAAAGGTCAAGAAGTCGGGGCAGTTCAAAGACCTCTACCTATACCGGCACAACCAGCAAGAGCTCGACCATGCTTACGAGCTAATCGCAAATTTCCTCAATCAATTCGATGGCAACTATGGGAAATAAGTATCCAAAAGAGGTCATTGACTACATCATCGAAGCATATCCAACAACGCGGACAGCAGAGATGGCTGAGGTACTCGGCATAAGCGAGAACAAGGTTTACCAGCTAGCGAACTCTCGCGGCATCAAAAAGACAAAGGAGTACATCCGCGAAATACATGGTCCTGTTGTGTCACTTGCCGGAATAAACAACCGATTCTACAAAGGCCAAGAGGCTTGGAACAAAGGAATAAAAGGACGTAACAACGCACCAGGGCACACGCTATTCAAGCCGGGCCATATGCCTGCAAACCACAAGCCTATCGGATGGACTCGCGTAGATGGCGAAGGCTACACATGGATGAAGATTGCAGAAGGCCGTCAAGGCTGGGTGATGATTCATCGCCTTGCCTGGGAACTGGAGAACGGCCCAATCCCTGAAGGCAAGTTCCTTCGCTTCATCGATGGGAACAAAGACAACTGGCAAGTCGAGAACCTCATGCTGGTAGATCGCGAAAGCAACATGCGACTTAACACAATTCACCGATACCCTGAAGAGGTCAAATCGGCAATGAAAATACTTTCTAAACTAAAACGTAAAATCCAAACACATGGCAAAGAACAAGATTGAACACCTAAGAGACCACCTATTCGAGACAATCGAGATGCTCAAAGATGGTGACATGGATCTCGACAAAGCACGCACAATCGCTGAGGTCGCTCAAGTAATTATTAACTCCGCAAAGGTTGAAGTTGATTTCATCAAGACCGTGCACGGCAACGGCTCGGACTTCATCCCAATGGATAAAAGACTTGAGGCATGAAAAAGCAGACAGCAGTTGAGTGGTTAGCACTTAAATTTTCAGAATCTTCAGAATATGAATTAGCAGAAAACATAAATATTTGGTTTGGACAAGCCATCGCAATGGAGAAGGAGCAGATACTTGAAGCTTATCGAGAAGGCAGAACAGACCAAGATAGCGGCATGGAGAAGTTTCACAATCGCAGCTCTGCAATGTACTACAACCAAACCTACGGCTAATGACCCTCCGCCCCTACCAGGAACGATTCATTAACAACATCGCTGCGAAGCTGAGTACCCACCGCAAGGTGGTTGCGCAGCTCGCAACTGGTGGAGGCAAGACTGTGTGCTTCGCTGCAATTTGCGACCGCTTCACAGCGCGCAACAGCACGGATATCCTAATCCTTGTGCATCGCGAAGAACTGCTCGCACAGGCCACTAAAGCCATTCGCCTCCAATCGCAAGCCGTGACCGCCGGCATGAAGTCGATACCGCATGCTCGCGTCTATGTGGCAATGGTTGAGACGGCATACAAGCGGCTCGACAAGTTCGCCAACATCGGGCTTGTGATTGTAGATGAGTGCCATATCGGTAACTTCACCAAGGTCATCGAGCACTTCACGCAGTCTTATATCATCGGCTTCACAGCAACGCCGCTTGCAGCTCGCAAGACCAATCCGCTGCGCAACTACTTCGATGACATCGTGTGCGGCATCGACATCCCAGAACTAATCGAGCAGGGCTTCCTTTGCCCCGAACTAACCTACTCAGCGGCTCAGATTGTGGACCGCGCAAGGCTCAAGATGAAAGCTGGTGACTTCGATGCAGCACAGATGGCGGCGGCATATAAAGCCCCTAAGTACATTGAGACAACCATAAACGCCTACAAGCAGCACTCACTCGGCCGCAAGACCATAATCTTCAATTGCAATGTTGAGCACTCTATGGCCGTTAACGCTGCGTTCCAATCTGCTGGATTCAACTCTCGACATCTCGATGCTGACTCGCCTGATCGCTCTGAGGTGCTCCAATGGTTCGCCAACACTCCCGATGCAATACTCAACAACATCGGAATTGCAACCACCGGATTTGACCAGCCCGACATCGAGACCGTAATCGTAAACAAGGCCACAGCATCAATGCCCTTATGGCTCCAGATGTGCGGACGCGGAGCACGGCCACACCCCGTGAAGCTCGCATTCACCATCATCGATCTTGGAGGCAACTGCATCACGCATGGCCTCTGGTCATCACCTCGCAACTGGAGCAATATCTTCCACAATCCAAAGAAGCCAGGCGAAGGGGTGGCTCCGGTAAAAGAGTGCCCTGATTGCGGCGCACTTATGCACACCGCCGTTCGCCTTTGCGATTGCGGCCATGCCTTCCCAGTAATCAAACCAAAGGACGAGGCCATCGAGAAGTTCATCCAAGTATCTAAGGCCATCGATGTAAAAAAGATAATTGAATCAAATGCACATTACAAGGATTATCGCTCTCTATATGTGTTAGTTGAGCAAGTTTTCAACAAGGCTGTGCGCATATTTCATAACCCGACACCTCAGCAACACGCACAAATCGAAAAAGAAATTCACGAACTTGCGAGGCTCTGGTGCCGCGAAAAAGGCAAACGCTTTGACCAGTTCCACAGGCAGCTCATACAAGATAAACTCACAGAACTATGCTCATCTCACACTACAACTCTATCTACACAAAACAAGCCGATGATGTCGAGCTCACTTCCTTTTTGGAAGGAGTCAGAACCGGCAAATGGCAGGACATAGTTCTGCAAGTTCGCGCAACTCCCGATAAGGAAGAACGCGATAAAAAGAAAAAATCAGCACCGCTAGTCACCATATCGGGGCAATTCACTGACCGAAAGGACGAGGCTCTCACAGCACACTCTGGATTCATTGCCATCGACATTGACAACATCGACAATCCTGAAGAGACCAAGAAGCTCATTCAAGGCGATAGCTACATCTATGCTGCGTTTACTTCCATAAGTGGACATGGACTATGCTTGATAGTGCGAATCGATGGCACACGCCACGCAGATGCGTTTAATGGCATAGCATCGTATTTGTACCATACCTACCAGCTAATCGTTGACCAGTCCGGCAAGAACGTCTCACGCGCTCGCTTCATCTCCTACGACCCTTGGATTCACATAAACACAAAGGCAATATTATTCAAGAAGTACCTTGCCAAACCTAAAGAGCGCAAGCTCGCAAAGGTAGCAGTCATCAAAACTGACTTCGATGCCATGATCGCTGAGATGGACCGCAAAGGGCTTAATCTCTGCGAAGACTATTCCGAGTGGATTCAAATCGCCTACGCATTGGTGTCTGAGTTCGGTGAAGGTGGTCGTGACTACTTTCATACGCTATCATCGCACTCAAGCAAGTACAACTCCGATGACTGCAATTCGCAGTACACTGCATGCCTGAAGAATCACAGCGAGAGCAAGGGCAAGCGGTCCACAATTGCCACAATATACTACCACGCCAAGCAGAACGGAATACAGGCATACTCAGAGCAGACCAAGGAAATCCTGCGCGCTGCGAGCTCGCAACGTGCCGCTGGACTTTCACCCGAAGCCATCGTGAAAAGCCTCGAAGTGGCTGGCATCAGCCCAGAGGAAAGCGCGAAAGTTGTCAATGAGATAGTAGCAAAGGATATTAAATTCAAATCGGAGAACGTATCCGCTGATATTGCGGCATTTATAAAGACTTTCGACCTGCGAAAAAACATCGTTACGCGCAATGTGGAACTGAACGGAAGGCCCATCGATGACAGTGACATCAACTCCATTTTTCTTGATTGCAAAGCCGTATTCAAAGAGGCCACAAAAGACCTGATTACTTCCATCATTTTCTCGAATCGTGTTGAGACATACAACCCATTGCATGAGTTCTTCGAGGAAGATTTGCACATCGCTGATGACTACCCGAATGTTGACATGCTAATCAACAGCGTAATCTCTGACACGCCAAACTATGACAAGTGGATAGGTAAGTGGCTGGTGTCCGTAGTCGCTTCCGCATACGGTCAACACTCACCTCTTGTGCTTATATTCTCAGGTGAGAAGCAAGGAACTGGAAAGACACATTGGTTCCGCTATCTGCTACCCAAACAGCTGAGGTACATGTTTGCTGAGTCTAAGATGGATGCAGGAAAGGATGACGAGATTCTCATGTGCAAAAAATGGATTATTCTCGATGACGAGTACGGCGGTAAGTCCAAGAAGGAAGAGAAGCGGCTAAAGGAGCTAACCTCGAAAGAGTTCATAAACGTGCGTGAGCCATATGGCCGCGTGTCAGTTGACCTTCGCCGCTTGGCCGTGTTCTGTGGTACATCGAACGAAACGCAGATACTCAACGATCCGACTGGGAACCGTAGGCAGCTGCCGATTCACATTATCGATATTGATCAGGAGATGTATAACAAAGTCGATAAGGTTGAGCTATGGCGTGAACTGTATGCACTGTACCGGATTGGATACGACTTCACCATATTGCGCGATGATATCGATTCGCTTAATGAGTCAACGCTGACATTCAAGCACTCGACTCCAGAAGAGGACCTCATCCACAAGAAGCTGATGCCTGGAAGCGCAACATCATTCGGTGAGTGGTTATCGCTTACCGAGATACAACAGTGCCTGCTTGTTGAAACGAAACTTAACTTCCTGAATCTGCAACGTATCGGCTCGATTCTCACCGCATTAGGCTATGAGAAAGACCGCAAGCGAAAGGGTTCTTCAATCGTCACAATGTACTATGTCAGCCGGAATCCGATGTAATTTGTTGCAGCTTGTTGCAGCTTGTTGCAGCTTTGTAAAAAGTAAGTTGCAACACCTTACGCCTACTCTCGTGCAGCTTTCAGAGATTTGTTGCAACTTACAACTTACTTTTTATTAAATAACAACATATATACACACACACACACATGCACACACACACACACACATGTATATATAGGGGCACTTTTTTGTTGCAAGCTGCAACAAATGGCTGCGCGCTTAGATGCTCTAAGCATACAGACGATTTTTGCCCTTGTTTTGACTGTTGCACCATCACTAAGCTGCAACAATTATGAGCGAAGTAAAAGCCCAAGCGAAGGCATTCACAAATCTCTGGAATGCGCGCCCCGACTTACGTGGAAGAGTTTTTGCCATCAACAATAACAGCATGAACGGCATCAAGGGAGCAATGAACAAAGCGATGGGAGTTGTGCCTGGAGTTGCCGACATGTGCTTCCTCAAGCCTGAAGGCAGAACATGCTGGATCGAATGGAAGACAGACACCGGCAAGCAGTCACCATTGCAGATCAGGTTCCAACAGCTCTGCCTATCTTTGGGCCATGAGTATCACATCGTGCGAAATGAAGAAGAATTCTTGAAGGTTATAAATGGCGCATAACGTTTTGCAGCTAAACGCTGTTGGCGATTTTAAAGACAAAAGTTTGATTAACCAAAAATGTTAAATATGAAAATAGAAATTTTGATTACCCACGAACCCGCCAATAGCGATTTAGGTGCTGTTAGCGGTGAGTTTAAACCCGCCTACGAATATGTTATTAAAAACATTAAGCAGGGGGATGGAGATTTTAGGAGCAAAATACTTTATGCCACAGTTGAACGAATTGGCGAAGGGATGGTATGCTCTGCAACGGTAGATTTTATATTGAGAACGTATTATGGGCGAAGGGATGAAGTTGATAACTACGAGGAAGTGTTAGGAATGTTTTTAGATTTTTACGATAAGCTCATTAGGCGGGTTTAAATGACCGCTAACTCTCCGATAGCCGCTATAAATTTTCGCATTATATGAGCACATACGCCAAGATCATCCAGTACATGACCGAGAAGCTTCCAGAGGAGTGCACGCTTGTGGATGGGCCGACAACTTACACCTCAACGCAGCAGGCGCATCAGTCTCTTGCGAGGTATCTGACAACAGCGAAGCCTGGCACATCAGTGCATCGAACGTATGCGGTGAAGGCATTCAACTGGCTGAAGCTTCTGCACAAGAATAATATTAATTTGCAAAACACAAACAAATAAATACATTTGCATCATGAACACACACAAACGAGGTCGAGGCGGTAGGCGATCAGGAGCTGGGCGCAAGCCGATGTACGGCGAAAGCATGGCAACGATATCCTTCCGCGTTCCGGCATCAGCAAAAGAAACTATTCGCCAGATGGTCCGCAATTATCTTTCGGGTTTGACAATCGAGCGCAAGCAACATGAGCCCGAAGACGGTTGCTAAACTTTGGCATGATAAATGCAATACACAATCAAAACACACACACTATGACACGAGCAGAATTAAAAAAATTAAACATCAAGCACTTCGGTTTTGATTTGTTTATGGTTAATCACCCAAACTATTCAAAGTGGGCCGATGAATTCCTAATGCTTAACCCAGATCCGGTTGAAGAAACGGAAGAACAGTATGAGTCAAATGAGAAAGACTACTACACTCTCGGCTGCGATAAATACCATGCTTGGAAAGATGACCAGCTATAACCACAAACAATGCACACGCCGGCTCAGAGCTGGCGTGTTTGTCGATTCGTCATACATGGGATCGCATTGCTACTTTGGATATTTAACGCACCCTGCACTTGAATTCGATGTTGCGGTTGCCTTAAATGTTGACGAGGTGCAAAGATTTGGCAACTTCAATAAATTAATCCTGAGCAAAGAGGGCGATGTGAAATATCGATTTGGCATACTTACACCAACGCAAGACAAGGCGAAGGTTGAAGGCTACACAGTGAAGGCGTTTATTGATGGTAAGATACGCCACTTGTTCATCTATCAATCGCAATTAGATGAGATGATCTACAAGGGCCACGCGATTAATGTAACACAAGAAAGCTTGTTTTTCGAAAATTTAGTAAATTTGTAACATGCCACTATTCCAAGGAGACAGCCAAGAGATAATCAGCATGAACATCCGCAAGCTAATAAGCGAGGGATATTCGTCTCAGCAAGCTGCGGCAATCGCACTTGCAGAGGCTGAGAAATTCCGTAAAGCACGCAGCAACCGATGAGAGTATCTTTCGACATCGATGGAGTGCTGGACACCTTAGCAGGGCAAGATATCGCAATTCGTGCCATAAATAAGGGCGATGATGTTTTTATCATCACAGCCCGAAATGAAGGCCGTGCTTCTGCTGAGGTGTTTGCGATCGCTACGAAACTTGGAATCCCTCGCTTGCGTATTTATTTCACCAACGGAGCAGACAAGTGGGGACTTGTTGACCGATTGGAAATCGATTTGCATTACGACAACAGCCGAGAGCAGGTCGACAAAATTGAGCAATACACTGATGCACAGGCTGTGCTGTTCACGAGTTGAAACAGGGATAATTCAGGGAATATGCCAAAGGGAATACCACCAGAGCACAGTAAGTTCAAGAAGGGCGAAAGCGGCAATCCTAACGGCCGTCCAAAGAAGCTGCCTGACTTGCATGTCTTGCTGGCCAACGTGCTTGGCAAGGAGAACAAGGACGGGCTGACGGCTGCCGAGGAAATCCTGCTGGCACTTCATGCGAAGGCAAAGAAGGGTGACACCAGAGCAGCCGAGCTGCTGCTTGACCGAGGCTATGGCAAGCCTAAGCAGACCAGCGAGACCACGCTCAAGACTACTGAGCCGCTTGTGATAATCAAGACAAAAGACAGCGATGATTAAGGGCGCAGTGATAACTATTGCCGCCTTGCTGCTATGTGCGGCCTTTGGCTGGTTCATCATCCTTGCGGTGCAGTCATTCATGAAAGACCATCAAAATGATGATGACGATCACTTATGGCCTTCAGTTTAACCAAGAGGCAGACCAAAGCATTTAACCAGGCAACGGCAGGCACGCATCGTGTGGTAGTGTTTGGTGGCGCGATTCGCGGTGGTAAGACGTATTGGTTGCTGCTGACTCTCAGCTATCTTGCATTGGAATATCCGAGAAGCCGCTGGGTGATTATTCGCAGGAGCCTGCCGGATCTCAAGCGCACAACCTTTCCCAGCTTCAGCGCGATTCTAGATGACGGCATCAATCAGTACGTTCAAAGTTGGAACAGGGACACGCAAGTCGTGACGTTCATCAATGGCTCTGAGCTGCTGTTCATGGCTGAGAGCTATGACGATGACAAGGACCTCAACCGCTTCAAAGGGCTTGAGGTGAATGGTGCAGGCTTGGATGAGGTGAATGAATTGCAGGAGCAGACGTTCTACAAAGTGCAGGAGCGCATTGGCTCATGGAACAAGGCTGAAGGCAGACCTCCGATTGTCTGCATGGCAACGTGCAACCCAGCGAACAACTGGGTGAAGTCAATCATCTATGAGCGATATAAGGACGGTACATTGCCGGAGCGTTGGAGCTTCATACCGAGCAAGATCACTGACAACCCTCACATTCCTGCTGAGTACTTGGAGAGCCTGAAGGAGCTTCCTCCTGTGCAATACGCCCGATTCGTGGAGGGGGATTGGGATGTGATGGACGATGTGGCTAATCCGTTCTTGTATGAGTGGGCTGATGAGAAGCACATCGATGACAGCGTGCAGCTGAATCGCAATGTGCCGGTGCATGTGTCTGTGGACTTCAACATCAATCCACTTTGCGCATTGGTCATCCAGCATGTTGGCAGGGGCGCGGTGGTGGTGGATGAGATAAAGATTGAGAAGGGCAGCGTGGATGCGTTCTGCGATGCGGTGCTTGCGCTTGGCGTGCCGATGGGCCTCATCAGGATCACGGGTGATGCGATGGGCAAGGGCGGCACAGTGCAGCAGCGTGACAACTCCAGCGCATATACGCAGATCAAGCGGAGGCTCGGCATGAGTGACAGCCAGTTCTTGATTCCGGCTAATCCAACGCACTACAACAGCCGCATCGATTGCAATGCTGCACTGCGCAAGTTGGATATTCGCGTGAACAGTAAGCGGTGCAAGGGATTCGTGTTCGATGCGAAGCAAGTGCAGTGCGATGCGAATGGAAGCATCATCAAGACCAACAGGAAAAATATTGCGGAGCGTGCTGACTTTTTAGATTGTTTTCGTTACTTTGTGAACGCAATCCTAAAGCGATACTTATGAGCGTATGTTCTCCTTGCTTTGATTCCGGCATCAGCGTGGCAGCTTGCAATGCTGGCATTGCCTTCGGTGTTGTGCCGGCCGAGTCAAACTACGTTGTCAGAATCACGCACAATGCAACTAAGAAGGTGCAGCAGTTCAATGTCGCATCTGATGTCGATGGCATCATCACAATCATTGGCGCGAAAATCGATGCGATGCAAGGCTACACCATCGCGTTGCAAGGATGCGAGAAGTTCACAATTTGCGAGGTTGAGTATGATTGCATCAGCTTCAGCGTGGTGAACATGGATGTTGATGAACCTGAAACGATAAACCTACTCGAATGCGTAAGCTGCTAAACAAACTAAAGAGCATCGCGCACGGCTGGGCGTTGTGGGCGTTTGACACTAAGGAGAGCAGAGAGATATCGAAGCCGCGCATGGCCATCTGCAAGGAGTGTCCATACCGGATCAAGCTGACTGACACATGCAGGGAGTGCGGCTGCTTCTTGCCTGCAAAGACGAGATTGACTGATGAAGCCTGCCCGTTGTTACGCTGGTAATATGCTCACGGGATTCATCATTGTCGAGGCATTGCTTGTTGATGATGAAATCGACAAGCTGCTCGAGCGTGAGGAAAGGTGGACGGATTTGCTGATTAACACACATGATATAAGCACGGTGCACGAGGATAATGAAGCGGAGCGTTGCTTCATCACATTCTTGAGCACGGATAAAGAAGTCACAACAAAGAACACACTGGATGAAATTATTCAAAAGATTAGGCGAGCGACTGCGATCAACTTTTACACGCAGTAAGAAAACAAACTACAATCTTGTTGAGGTATTTAAGCACGGCGGCCATAGGTACTATCGTTTCCCGAAAGAATTGAACATGCCGCTTGAAAGGTTCGCCATGAGCATGACATTGCTTGAGCGATTGAGCAGCGGCTTAAGTGGAAGTGAGATGGACAAGATTCTCAATGAGATGGAGAAGGCACTTGCTGCCGGACTATCCAATCCCAAGACAGCGGCATTGATGGGCGCATACATTCATGTAATCCGCGAAAGGCAGAACACAGTTATACATCGCGATTTGCTGCTCAACATCGCAGCGACTTGGATCATCCGCGAAGATGAGAATCCTGCTGTGGTGAATCCCGATGTGCATCAGCAGAAGCTAACCTTATTCGAAGAGTTGAGCAAGGGGGCGGCTCACGATTTTTTTTACAGCTTGGGTATCGAGCCTCTGATGCCCTTATTCAATATTTCAGTGGACGAGTTTCAAACGCTTTGGGAGTACAACAATCTGGAACTTCGAAAGCTGAACGAGGCGTTACGCCAGCTGAGTTCTCACCGCAAAGCAGGGCTAAAAGGACAGCAGACCGATTCCGCGAGCAAGTGATGGCATTGGCTGGTGGCAGCATCTCTGAGTTCAATGAGTTAATGGCCTCCGATGTTTCAACTTATTTGCTTAAATTTGAGGCAGCAATAAAGGCTCAAAATGGCAACAGCAAAGGTTGAGATTATCTACGAAGCCGAGGCAACGAGCCTGAAGGCAACAGTCAATCAAGTAAACAAGGCAAACAGCGAAGTTGTAAAAGATGCGCAAGTGTCTGCGCAAAAGGTAAGTGACAGCTTCAAAGAGGCTGGCAATAACATTGCCAATGCTTTCGCAAATCAGAAGATTAAGACTGGGCTTGATAACCTAAACAAAGAACTTAAGCAGACCTCAGCTGTTGTAGTTAAATCAGCGCAAGATGTATCTAAGTTTGAAGACAGGCTTCGTGAATTATCAATCGCAGGCCAGCGCAACACAGACGAATTTAAAGATATTGCGAAGGCAGTCGGAGAATACAAGTCGGCCATCATTGCCGCTGACCGTGCTGTTGACTTATACGCCAAGTCTACCGATGCCGCAACTGGACGAATCGGCGAGCTTGAAGATAAGCTCTACGACTTAGCACTTGCTGGCAAAAGCAATACCAGGGAGTTCAAGGATATTGTTCGTGAGGTTGCTAATGTTAGGCGTGCTGTAATTGAAACCGATGCGCAGGTCGATGCGCTTGCGCAACGTGGTGCAAGGTTCAAGGGATTTGTGCAGAATGTAGAACTTGTTGGCAGTGCATTCCAAGCTGTGGAAGGTGCTCAGGCATTGATTGGTCAAGAGAACGAAGATCTTCAGAAAACGCTTGTGAGGCTTCAGGCAATCACAGCAATCACTTCAGGGATTGAACAAGCCAGAGTCTTGATACTTGAGCAGCTTGCAGCTAAGACTGGGGTTGCTGGTGCAGCTCAATCTGCTTACAATGTTATCGTTGGTACATCCACTGGATTGCTCAAAGGATTTAGAATAGCTTTGGCAGCCACAGGGATTGGGGCCTTTGTTATTGGCTTAGTTGCCTTAGTTGAGAACTTCGATAAAGTTAAGAGAACACTTGAGAATTCGATACCTGGGTTTAAGACTGTGACCAATGCGATTGGGTCCGCAGTAGATAAATTCAAGGAGTTTATTGGTTTATCTGATGAAGCAGATAAATCCGCTTCTGCTTTTGAAGCTGCATCGAAAAAGAGACAGACCGCACTTAATGAAACAGTCAAGGGAATTGAGCGGCAAATAGATGTCGAGAAGGCCGCAGGCCGTTCGAGTGTTGCTCTTGAGATAGAAAGGGAAGAGGCTGTAATTGCAGCAAATAAAGCTATATTTAAAGACTATCAAGATAGAGCATTCGAGCTTGTTAAATTGGATGCTGAGCAAAAGCAAAAGGCAGTTGACATTGCGCGTGAGGCTGTCGAGCAAATTAAAGATGCGGAAAATAATTTAAAAGTAATCAAGATTGAGGCTGCTAAGGAAGCAGCGGAGACAGAGCTTGAAGTTGCAAAGGCTTCGCGTGAATCAATAAACAAGCTTGATGAGCAGAATGCTGAGTTTAGTAAAAATCTAAGATTATCCATTGAGCAAGAATATCAGAAAGAACTTCAGAAGCTTGCTGAGGACAAAAAGAAGCGTGATGAAGAAATAGCAAAAAGCTTTGAATCGATTAATGAAGATTTGATTGATGGCCAGATAAACAGGCTTAGAAGGTTAGAAGCTGAAGAGGGTAGTACATCAGACCGCCGCATCCAGCTTATTGAATTAGAATCAAAAAAGCAAATTGATGCAATACGTTTGACTGTTGATGAAAAGGCAAAAGCAGACAATCAAATTAAACTTATAGAAGCCGAGACTCAGAAGGCAATTCGTGATGAGCGAAAGAAGTCACGTGATGAAGCAATCGACAATGCGCTTCAGATAGCAAATGAGACAATTGAACTATTCGGAAATATTTTGCAGATTCAACAGATTCAATCTCAGCAAAGGATTGAGCAGATTGATGCGGCAAGTCAAAAAGAACTTGAGGCCATTGATAAGTCATCACAAACTGAAGCGGAGAAGCAACGCCAGCGCGATGCTTTGAACTTAAGGACTCAGCAGAGGATTGCAGCCGAAAAGACAAAGCAGGCGCAGAGTGAAAAGACTCTCGCAATATTTACTGCTGTGATTAACACTGCTGCTGAGGTGACAAAGAACATTGCCAATCCTGTGCTTGCTGCCATTACTGCCGCTGCCGGTCTTGCACAGATTGCCATCATATCTGCACAGCCAGTGCCTAAGTTCAAGAAGGGTGGACCGGTAGGCGGTAGAAGCCATGAGGCTGGAGGCACATTGATTGAGGCGGAGAAAGGCGAGTATGTGGTGAACAAGAGCTCAGTGGCACGCCATCGCCAAGCATTGGATGCAATGAACACATCAAGTGCTGCATTCAAGAAGTTCATCGATGAGAAGTATGTGCGCCCTGCCATCGCTGGCTATGCTATGAACAGCAAGCGTGATGGCATTACTGTTAATGCATCGCTGAATAGCAAGAGCATGGAGCGTGAGTTGAAAGGATTGCGGAAGGATATGCGAAACAAGAACACAGTGATTAATTTTAACGGCAGCGATTCGCGATACTCATGGCAGCAGAATTAAAGTTTTTGATTGACGGCTTGGATAGGGGCCAGCCATTGAATCCGGAGGACTTTGGCATCACGATAAATGAAGATGATAGCATTGGAGCTCGCATAGTTTCCTACGATGCCGAGCTAATCTTCGGAGGCGATGTGTTCACGTATCTTTACAGCAAGCTTGAAACAACTGGCTACTGCGAATTGGTGCAATGCTCGGTGCAATATCTTTGCCCATCAGGAACGTGGGAGCGATTGGTGGATGGGTACATCATTGCAACCGAATGCGCCTTCCTGCTTGACCGGTGCCAGGTGAAGACCAAGCTTTATGATGAAAGCTTCAGCACCAAGATCAATAACAACAAAGCGATTCCGTTCTCAATGGATTTGACATTGTCAAAGAATGGAACGACAATCATTCCGCCCACAAGAAAGACTTTGCGATTGTTCAATCCTGCCAATGGTGCAACAATTAATCCTCCTTCAATATGCTTTACTGTTTATGATACATTCACTCATTTGGTGAATTGCATGAGTGATGGCTTGATTGATTTCCATTCTGATTTCTTTTTTATTCCATTTACATCAGCACAGCCTAACGTATTTGTTTACACTCAGGGCAATGTGATGCGCGGATTAATAGGCCAGGAGATTGTTGCAACCTTTGAGACCCTTTACAACGCTTTACGATTTAAACTGAATCTTGGAATTGGATTCGAAAGGCAATCTAATGGCAGGCCATTATTGCGCATAGAGCCAATTGCCTATTTCCAGCAAAGCACTCCATCGAGCAATTTGTATGATCAGCCAGACATCGAGATGAAGTTCGATGTCTCAAGACTTTATGCAGCTGTGAATTTTGGCAGCAGTCCAATGCTTGAGGACTTTGAGTGCGATGGAGGCGAGACAGCCTGCTCATTCGTGCAGACTCCATTCAGGGGATTCAGAGATGAGACATTCGGATTCATTGGAGAATGCAACTCATCGAATGTTTTAAGACTTAAAACTGATGAGATAGTATTCGATACAAATGTGATTGAGGACGTTGTAAGATTCAACAATCAGAACTATGACAACAACGGCTTTGTGATTCAATCCGATGTTGTAACCTCATCAATCCTGCAAGCTTCTGAGGGAGATCCGTATTCAATTGGCGGTTTTGTTTATAATGATTTATTTAGAAACGAATCTGTTTCGGCAAATTGGATCAGTGGATATCCGAATTCGTTGCAATCATTTTTATCCGGCTTCGATCCTATATTGACTCAGTTTAATGCAAGGGCAACGGTTGACACTCAATGCTGGGATATTGATGACGGAGTATGGATTTCATACAACGAATCGACAGGAAATTATCTTTCATTCCCGAATGAGATAAGTGATGTAGGCAACAACTTCAACGGCACTGAGTATGTGGTGCCATTTACGGGGCTTTACACGTTCGTGCTTGTGGTGCAGTTCGATTCTGTATTCACAACTGGAAATAAGTTGAGCAAGGCAATCATTAGACACCAGACTACTAACGATGTTGACATCGCATTCTATGAAGGAGCTGTTGTGACATCGACAACTGCAAGCTTTGTGCAGACTTTGGTGACAGCGCAATTCGTTTGCAATGCTGGCGATAAGATTAAAGCTGATGCTGCCGGTCAATTAACAGCAGCAGGCCCACCGGCACAACAGTGCATACTATCTCAATGGACCGATATTCCAAGCGGCACAACCTTTAGAACTACATTCAGCGGAAACGGAATCCCATTGCTACCTTCAGAACTTCAGCCAGTCGACATCAACGATGTGCAGACCTATCTATACAAGTTCAAACGTCCTCTGACGATGGCAGAGATAAACGCCATTACAAGCGAACCATCGAAGCCAATTCTATTGGGTCGGAAAGATGATGTTCTTGCGGTTTCTCCGACCTACATCAAAGCAATCAACATTGAATCAGTCATGCGCAAAGGCGCGCAATTCGAACTAAGATCCAACAAGCTACTGCCATGAGTTATACCTCGATACCTAACCAACCGATAATCTTCAATTCTATTTTGCCTGAAGGCTGCGAGGGCTGTGGCTCGGAGTATTCGCAGTTGGTAGATTTCAACGACCAATTATTCTACCAACTTGAAGTAGGCGTTTGCGGCGTATCCAAAAGAGGAGACCAAATATTATTCGGTGATTGGACACAATCGGGAAGCACGATAACGGGAACGGGCAATCTTGGTGGATATGTTGAAGGCCGAATACTTTATGACATCGTTCGCAATTGGAGAATAACGGTAACAATAGACACATATAACAGCGGAACATTATCTGTTGGAACGCTGGTAGGCACAACTGTGAATTTATCCGCACCGGGTACGCACACGTTTATAATCGACAATTATGACCAGACCAATAACGAAATTGCGTTCTTTTTCGCAGGATTGTCTGGAGATGAATTCGATGGCACATTCACGGTTGACCAAATTGAAACGTTAGCAAGCGGCTGGCTATTTACAGGATTGGTAGATGCGCAAACCCTTGCGATAGTTCAAAGGTTTGACCCCGTTCTAACTTTAAGGGATAACTATCTAACGGCTGCAATCAACATGGCCGATTACGATATCGAGCCGGGCTGCTATCGGTTAGCGATTGCGGACTATTGCGAAAATACTTGCGGTCAGTATTTCATTTACAACCCGTTCTTCAATGGCCCGTCCTTAGCAAGCGGCTGGACTTCGAATCCAATTGTTGGGTCAACAAATTGGACGGTAGGTAATGGCGAGGCAGCGATTGAATTATCAGGCACGAACTCAACTGAGCTGGTAAGTGTTACGGAGTTGTGCGAGGATAAGGATTACTACATCACAATCGTTGTAGATACCATTGACAACTGCACACTTGAGCTGCAAGTTGACGGCATCATATACGGCCCTACAATAACAACGGCAGGCACGTATAGCTTTCTTATAACGCCAACAACAAACGGCGCGGTTAGCTTACTTGGAACATCCATAAGCGGTTCTCGAAATGAGATAATCGTTACCAAGATAACCGTGCAAGCCGATAAGAACTGGGCAACCTATGACCAGTACAGCGACCTAATCAGCGTAGGGGATTTCTCGGACGATTGCAAGTTCTTCAAGCTTGAAGGCTGTAATGCGGAGAATCAATTCGGCCTCGCGTTTAATGGCACATCGTTCTTGCCTGGCATCCGTTTGGAGGGCCGCAGATTCAGAGCTCAGTACAACTCGGATGTGGACTTGTTCAGATATGCAAGCGGCAAGGCTGTGACATCCTATGCGGATATTCGCAAGCGTGTGTCCTTCTTCTTTGGCCAATTGCCTGAGTACGTATTCGACTTCCTTTCGATTATCACGTACTTCGACAACTTGTATGTGAACGGCGATTTGTATTCGCCAGCTGAGGCTGACTTCCCAGACATCGAGTACAACGATGCCAATGAACTTGGCTCCATCACCATCGACTTGTATAAGAAGAACGACAGGGTGCGTAAGACTGTCTGTACGGCAGCCGATGCGAACTGCCTACCTTCGATATTGGATTTGGATACTGAGCCGTTTATATTGGCTCAGGATGGCGATCGCTTGCTAACACAAGACAACATCAATTTGTATCAAGAATAAATTCGTATATTTGCACAGATCATCATAGAGACGTAGGACTTAGTGAGCCATCCTATTCAACTGGCATCACACCAACAAATTAAATCTCTATACTATGGCTTGTGTAAGCTACTGCGACTCTTCGCTACTTGATCACAACTTAGTAAACTGCAACGAATACAAGCTCGGTGGCGTTTCTGCGATTATCGTAGGAGCCTGTGGAACAGAACTTGTGAATCCTGAAGATGAGGCAGCACTTGAAGCATTGCTTTTGAATGGCACTGCAAAGCTCATCGAGGATATCCGCTTCGCTCTTCCTGCTGGTTCTCCGGTAACTGTTGACAGCCCAATCGGCTGCGGTACTCCTATTCGTATTAATGAAGACCGTACTGCAACCCTGTTTGATGCAAACGTAACTGATGAAAACAATACTTTCTGGAATGATGTAAACAACCGCCGCATCGCATGGATACTTGCGTACATGTGCGACAGCGGAAAGGTGATATACATCGATCCACCACAAGGATTGACTACCTCAGCGAACTTCATCTTGCCTGAGCAGAACAATGAATTGCAGCGTTACGAAGTAACATTCTCATGGCGCGATAAGAACATCCCAACACAATACGAGGCCCCTGCTGGCATCTTTGGATAATGGATATTCAACCAACAAATCAGAGTGACAAGCACGCCTCAACAGGGGTGGTGCTTGTTGCTTTTGGTAAGCCTCAGTATTATCAAGCGGCTTATCTGTTGGCCTATTCTATTAAGCGATTCAATAAGGATTTGCAGATTGCATTGATAAGCGATGCAAAAGATCGTGCTTTGTATTACTGCTATGATTTACTGCATGTGATTGATATACATGTTGAACTTCCAGAGCAGCACATCTACACGAATAAAAAATTAGATCCAGGCAAGGCGAAAGTTTTGCTTTACGATTACTTGCCATACCAGAACAACCTATACCTTGATGTAGATGCTGTATGCCTGAAAGACTTGCAGCCTTTGATTGATATCTGCATGGCATCAGATGCGCCATACATTACTCATGTCATGGGTGAGCATAACATCGACAAAGGCAGAGACTTCAGGGACATGCAATGGGCGTGGGCTGATCATGTATGGGAGCACTTTGGACTTAATACGTCCGACACGATTTACGCAATTAACAGCTCGATTCAGTTCATCAAGAAATGTGAAACGAGCGAAAAGATATACGCCATTGCCTCGAATGAATACCTCAACAACCCGATGCCTCTTGGAAAGCTTCGCATGAAGTGGGGAGGTGGCCAGCCTGATGAGCTTTATATGAATGTGGCATTCGGCAAGGCTAAGTACAAGCCGGAAGATATTGATGCCATATGCTTTCAGATGCAGAGGCAATACAGCTATTCAGAAATTGAAAGCAAGTTTTATTTAATGAGCTACTTTGGCGGCAAAGGATTCACTCCCAGCTTTTACATTGACTGGCTAGACCGAAAACTCAAAGCATGGATGCAAGAGGACGGCATCACTCATAAATATTTTATTCACAGAATAACAGATCACAAGCATGCAGACCCAAAGCGATAAAGAAGTTGTTCGCCATGAATGGAATTCTGAAGATGAATGCGGAGCGTTTATGGCATCGCTAATCAAGATGAGCAAGTACAAGACCGTACTTGAGATTGGAGTCTTTGAAGGCGAGACAGCACAGCATCTTATCAATGGCATTCCACAAGGTGGGCAGTATATTGGAATTGATATCAATGACTATCGCACTGACAAGACTAAGCAAGCAATGCAAGAACGTGGCAAGTCAATTGAATTTATCCTTGGCAATTCACTCGATGAATTAAAGCATTTACCGCATGAACATTTTGACCTTATCTTTATTGATGGAGACCACAGCTTTGAGCATGTATTGGAAGAATTCAAGATTGCTGAGACTTTGATAAGCCAAGGCGGTGTGATAGTGTTGCATGACACAATCCATTTGGAAGGGCCTCGAAAAGTAGTAGAGCACGCATGGTATTATAAGTATAACACAGTCACGGTTAACACTCCAGAAGGGCGTGGCATAACGATATTGAAAAGGTGAATATCAAAGTAAACATAGCAGTTCAGCGCAACCGAATAAGCGTAGCACAGCGGTTAATTGATTCGTTAAATAAACAATCGATTAAGCCCGACTTAATTACGATTATATTGCAGGGCTTTCGCCACGAATTTAAAAGCTCGATTGAATTAAAATGTGTTTACAACGATAGTAACAAAGGTTCAGCGGAGCGATTAAAGCACGTAGGCGACGGGGTTAACTTAATTATTGACGATGACTTTATAGCATCGAACCAATACATTGAAACCGCGCTAAAGGGCTTAGAACGCAACCCTAACGCGTTTTGTTCTTTTTGGGGTTATCGGTTTTTAAATGACAAAGATTATTTTAAATCTTGGGCTAATCTCGAATCGTGGAAAACGTTTGAAACAGATGTTAAATGTTTAATGCTTGGCGTGGGTTTGTCGGTTTGGGATGAATCAATTTTAAATTTAAAAGAGGTTCAATTCGAGCGTATTAATTACGTTGATGTTCAATTAGCAGTGCATTGTTTAGCTAACCAAATCGAACAATTTAAAATCGCACACCCTGCTAATATTGCGCAGAGTATCGCAGATGTAAGGATTCAGGCTAACGCCCTTTGGCGCGGGCAAATGGATAATAAAGTATTTTTGCAAAGTCAACACGACAAACTAATCAAGCTATTATGAAACCAACTTTCTGCCGATCTAAGAGCTGCGGCTCGCACATCATAAACCAACCAACAACTAAAGCAGTTGCATAATGGCACTTTCTACTGAGGACATTGACAAGATTGTTCGGAGGTTCGCATACCAGTACAAGGGATGGGAGACCGCTTCGAAGAGCTCACCCATAAACCCAGTCACTAAGGAGCGCACTGGTGTAACTCAATATCCTGAGTATTGGCCGGGGTATAACTATGCCGCTAAGATGTATGACAGCATCTTGCCGCATACCCGGCCTGACATTTACCCAGCTCACTTGCTGAGTGTGCGTGCACCTAATCAAACCGATTTGCAGGCTGAGTACATCAGAGCCAACTACAAGCCCACAACACTCAGCGTGTTTGAGGACTTCAAGGCTACGATAAGCCGTGCCTTTGCAGATCAGAATTGGTCCATCCGATACACGCCAGAACTTGAGCCAATCTTCGGGGATGATACGTTTCAGCGTTATGTGAATAACGAGATTGAAAAGTTCGGATCACTGGAGTCATTCGTCAAGACCATGCTTCCAACATTGAAGCTGATTGACCCCAATGGCATCATTGCTATCTCACCGGAAGAGGTTGAGACCATCGAGAATGAAGAGGGAGAAGAGGTGATAAGCAACGATCTTATCAAGCCGATGCCGGAATACTATTCCTGCAAGAGCATCGTGGGGCAGAAGTTCGGAGAGTATTTCATGGTGATATCCGATGACAAGAGTGAAGTGAAGGCAGGCAGCAAGATGGAGCATTCAGGCCTTGTGCTTGAGATATATGACACCGATGCAATTTGGAAGGTATATCAGTACGGCAAGAAGTCCGACATGACATTCTCAGAGCCTGTGCTGTATTATCAGCACAACCTTGGATATGTGCCTGCGCAAAAGCTTCAGGGCACTCCACAGCTCATCAATGGAGAGATTGCATTCCAGTCACCATTCATCACGGCTGTGCCCTTGTTGGACCAAGTGATTCTCGATGAGTCATACTTGCAAATCAGCAAAGCCACAAGTGCCTTCCCTTTCATGGTTGCACTTGGAGAGATTTGCGAGTTCATTGACCGCGAAGGAAACAAATGCCAGGACGGCCAAATCTTTGATCCAATCAATGGCGGTTACAGGACTTGCGGTTCATGTAACGGGTCCGGAGTGAAGTCAAGATTTTCGCCTACTGGCATGCTATTAATCAAGCCAAAGACTGCATTGAGCGAAGGCGACAGTGCTTTATCTGGTGAGTACCTAAAGTTCGTGAGCCCTCCAATGGACACATTGAACTTCCTGCGTACAGAGATTGAGCAGCAGATGGCCAAGGCAAGAAGGATATTGCACTTGCCATCGAGTGACGAAAGCGGAACCATTGGCGAAGCATCGACTGCAACGGGCTCATTGAATAAGCTGCGTGCGCTGTATGCCTTCATCAAGCCTATCTCAGACCAGCTGTTCAACCTATACGAATTCTGCTTGGTGACAATGGGGCAAATGCGATACGGCGAATTCTTTGGCGGTATCAACTTGGTGTATCCAACATCATTCGACATCAGCACTCCGAGCGACTACCTTGCTGTTATCAGCGAAGGCGTGAAGGCTGGTGTGCCTCCATCGATTACATTCAGTAATGTCTACAACTACATCCGAGCAATTCACTACACCGATGAGGAGACCTCAGCGATTTACGACCTGATCATCAATGCGGATGAGTTGCTGCTTATGAGCAGTGCAGACATCGCGTTGCGTGTTGCAAATGGCACGGTTGAAAAGTACCAAGATGTGATTCACCACAGCGCACCTCAGCTGATCATGGAGCTCATTCGGAACTACATCCCGACTGAAGATGCACCTCGTTTCATTGACTTACCAATGAGCGAACAGATTGCAGCATTGAATCGCTTGGCATCGGATAAGATAGGCACGCAACTGGATCCAATCCAACAGGCGCAACAGGAGCTACTGAATGGCATCATTTGATTCCTTAGTTCGCGATAAGATTGCGCTGTTCGAGTCAGTGCCTGAGAAGCTGGCAACGGCTGCTCAGAAGACTCAAGCTGAGATATGGCGCAAGATTCGCCCTATCTTGGAAGACATGGATGTCACAGCTGCCGGAAACATCGAGCAGACTGAAGGTAACATAAGGCGCATTGCACTTATCAGCGATGAACTCAAGAAGGTGCTGGCAGGCGGTGAATACCGCGAAGCAGTTCGTGCCTTCCTTGGTTCGATTGATGAAGGCGTGCAGTTGACAAATGAGATTGCACGTACATTCGAGAGTGCATTCGAGCCTACTGAAGTGCAAAAGCAATTGCTACAAATTAGCAAGCAGAATGCAATTAACACCTTTTTTGGTGCTGGGCTGGATGCAAGATTCACGCAGCCATTCCTTGAGCAGCTGACAACCAACATCGCAGCAAGGTCACCACTACGCGAGACCGTTGCAGCATTAGAGGGAATAGTCACCGGCACAGAGGCGAATGATGGCAGGCTGCTCGCCAACATCAAGACCACAGCAACAACTGCTCAGGCTGTTGCAGATAGAAGCTATTCAGCGGCTGTTAATGATGAACTTGGCATTGAGTGGTTTGAATATCTTGGCGGCGAGATACCTACAACACGGCCGTTCTGCGAGCATCGTGAAGGGGAGATATTCCACCGCAAGGAGATTGAAGCATGGGGAGACGGCAAGAATAGTGGTGGCATAAGAGACATACGTGACGGCACTTGGGCTGGGCGCATAGATGGCACAGATAGCAAGTCAATCTTCACTTTAGTGGGTGGGTGGAATTGCCGACACTATCTGGTGCCAGTGCCCGATCGCAAAGTGCCTGAGACGGTAAAAGCAAGAGCAAGAGCCGAGGGGTTTATCTAAGCCTACTTGTGCTTAAATATTGACACGGTATTGCGTTCATTCGCTTTGAATTCCGTCACCACTTCAGGACCAGTTGTAAAGTCATTAGCGAAGTGAGAATAAACCACATAGTTAAAGCTTGCCATGTCCATCGGTATTGATGCTTTTTGCACATTGAAATATGTTTCATTTGCCATGAGCTGAAAGAATCTTAGCGCAATAGCATAAGCACCACCAACAACACCACAATTCAACAGAGCCAAGCTTCTTGCATGTTTATACAAGGTCGTGTATTTATGGCTTTTGCAATGCCGCCATTGGTTTAACTTTAGCCAAGGGCTGGAAAGTGTCTGGCCTTTCTCATAGCCTACATATAGCAAATTCTCATCAACATCAAAAGGATTTCTAAGGACCTCAACATCGGTAGCATCCACGCACCATACATGGCTTGATCTATTCTTTTGGATGTAGTCCAACTGCATCAACCAGCGAAAGTCATTCGGGCTGAATTTATGGTCCGGATTTTCTATCTTTACAAATTCGGTCGTGCCTTGATTTTCAAAATCGCAATTGGTCAATATTACCAATCGAATGCCTAAATCTTTGCAGCTATTCATAAGTGGCAAAAGCGGATCCACTGCATTGGGCAATAAAGTTTTTCTCTGTGGATCAATCGAGTAATTAAAATAACTCGATAGCACATAAGGCTTTTGCAATTCGATGTCAGATTCTTTATAAGGAATGAAAGCTTTGCAATCTT